CTTGCTGTCGATGAGTTAGGAAGCAAGAATGTCATCGCCCTGAATATGTTCTACGGGCAGAAGCATGACAAGGAGATGGAGAGCGCAAAGGCTGTGGCCTCCTATTACGGTGTGGACTATCGGGAGATGGACATGAGCATTGTGATGGAGAGCAGCAACTGCCCTCTCCTGAAGCACAGCGACAGAGAGATTAAGCATCTCAGCTACGGCGAGCAACTTGCCAGAATGGGTGGAAGCGGTACGGTCGATACCTATGTACCCTTCCGCAATGGGCTGTTCCTATCGGCTGCTACCGCTATTGCCATCAGCGAAGGAGCGAGCAGGGTCTACTACGGCGCTCACGCAGATGACGCCGCTGGCAGCGCCTACCCCGACTGTTCGCAGCAGTTCGCCGAGGCAATGAACAACGCCATGTACGAAGGGTCCGGCAAAACCGTCCGGCTGATGTCTCCGCTCATTGGTCTGAATAAGACTGAGGTCGTGAGGCTGGGGCTGGGGCTGGGAGCGCCATACAAGCTCACATGGTCCTGCTATGAGGGTGGGGAGAAACCCTGCGGCGAGTGTGGGACCTGCATCGACCGGGCGAGAGCCTTCCGTGAGAACGGAGTGGAAGACCCTGCGATGGGAGGTGACGAGGAATGAGGAAGACCGATAGAAACCTCGCCATCCTGCGGACGGTGTTCGCAGTCAGTCTGGTGATTTCCAATGTCGTAACATCGAAGCTCATCTACACGGGCATCCGGCTGTTCGGCACAGTCATCACCCTGCCCGGTGCGGCGCTCTGCTACGCCATCACATTCCTCGCCACGGATGTCATCGGGGAGATATGGGGAAAGAAGGAAGCGAACGAGACTGTACTGTTCGGTTTTATCGGACAGTTGCTTGCCACGCTTCTCATCATCTTCACTCAGTACCTCCCGGCAGCAGACAGCTCCGTACAGGAAGCCTACGAGACCATGCTGGGGCAGAACTACATCTTCGTCATCGGCAGTCTCGTGGCATATTGGGCGTCGCAGACATGGGATGTACTCGTCTTCCACAAAATCCGGGACAAGTACATGAAGAACCACGGGAGCAGAAAGGGCGGAAGGTGGATATGGAACAACGGAAGCACCATGACGAGCCAAATCATCGACACGGTGCTTTTCATCGGTATCTCCTTCGGCATCGGCTTCGGCTGGCTGTTCAAACCTGAGATGTGGGCTACGCTGGCTGCTATGATGGTAGGCCAGTACGCCCTGAAATTCGTTCTGGCTGCGCTTGACACTCCTATCTTCTACTTCCTGACCAGAGAGCGGTAATAACGACAACTCAATCTCGAAGGAGGGGAGGAAGGTATGGCAACAAAGAAACCCACGTCTGAAGACGAACCCATTTGGGAACAGCAAGTCGGCGAGACGAGCGCAGCGTGGGAAGCCTTCCAAATCTACTTCAAGCAAGATAAGAAGAACGCCAGCGATGTGGCAAAGCAGTTGCATAAGAGTTACACTCTCATACGCCGCTGGAAGGACCGATGGTTTTGGGAGGAGCGTTGCAGAGCATACGAAAACTCACTCCTTCGAGCCGAGTACGAGGAAGTCAAAAAGACCCGCAAGAGGGCGGCGAAGAACAAACTGGCCTATGCAGCCACAATGCAAAACTTGGGCTTCGCTGCTCTCCAGAAGGTGGACGCCGGAGAACTCACCGCAAAGGACCTGCCGCTGATTATGAGGATGCTCCAGACGGGCTTCGAGTATGAGGACATCGGCAGAGAAGCCCTCCTCGATGTGGTCGAGAAGGAGCTGGGTAACGAGGCGGACACCGATGAGACCGAGGATGTGGTCGTCTATGTCCCGGATAACGGCATGGGGAGTGAAGGAACATGAGCAAGCGCATCATCACACCGCAAAAGGGAGCGCAGGAGAGGTTCTTAGCCTCGAAAGCGCAAATTTGCATCTATGGGGGTGCAGCGGGTGGTGGCAAGACCTGCGGTATGCTCATCGACGCACTACGCTGGAAAGACGTGCAGGGCTTCGGCGCTGTCTTCTTCAGAAAGAACTACAACCAGATATTCTCGCAGGGTGGCCTGTGGGATGAGAGCATGAAGCTCTACAACGGGGTCAGGAGAGCCTATCCGCAACTCGGCAGAGGGCGGTGGGTGTTCCGGGACAAGAACGGCAAAGAGACAGCGAAAATCAGCTTCGCCCATATCGAGCGAGACCAAGAGGTTTACAAGTGGCAAGGCTCACAGATTTGTGGGCTGTACTTCGACGAGCTGACGCACTTCTCTGAGCGCATCTTCTTCTATATGCTCTCCCGTAACCGCTCGCTCTGCGGCGTGACACCGTATGTGCGAGCCTCGACCAACCCTGACGCTGATAGCTGGGTAGCGAAGTTCATCGGCTGGTGGATAGACCCGGAGACGGGCTACCCCATCAAGGAACGCTCCGGCGCAATCCGATGGATGCTGCGGCGTGACGAGCAGATATATTGGGCGGACACCAAAGAGGAGCTGATAGAGCAGTTCCATCTGGTCACACCAGAGGAGGTAGCCGAACCCAAGTCCGTCACCTTCATCGCAAGCACCATCTACGACAACCAGATACTCCTGAAGTCCAACCCGTCCTATCTGGCGAACCTGAAGGCTCTGCCAGTGGTAGAACGGGAGCGTCTCTTACAAGGCAACTGGAAAATCAAACCCGCCGCTGGTCTCTTTTTCAAGAGAACGCAGGTACGGCACATCCTCGACACAGACCCTCTGGATGTCATTTCGTGGGCGAGAGCGTGGGACCTTGCCGCCACCGCAGAGGACGAGGGTGGGGAACCAGCCTACACCGCAGGTGTGCTGATGGGGAAGCGAAAAGACGGAACCTACGTCATCGCCGATGTCATCAACAAGCGCCTTGCGGCGAACGAGGTCCGGCAGCTCATCAAGCTGACGGCAGAGCAGGACCGGGCCAAGTACAAGGTGGTCCACATTCGCCTCCCGAAAGACCCCGGACAGGCTGGCAAGGACCAAGCCCAGAACTATATCAAGTTCCTCTCAGGCTTCGCTGTCAAAGCGGTAGCTGAGACTGGCTCAAAGGAAGCACGAGCCGAACCCGTAGCCGCACAGTGGCAAGCGGGGAACATCGACCTCGTGTATGGTGCGTGGAACGAAATGTACCTCGACCAGCTCGAAAGTTTCCCGATGAGCAGATACAAGGATATGGTGGACGCAACGAGTGCTGCGTTCACCGAACTCGACAGCACCTTTGACATCACGAACCTACTATGAAGGAGGAACACCAATGCTGATTACTTTCACTGTGAAGGACCAGAAGGTCACTCACGATTTGGGAAGCCGCACACTCGTCGCTGGAAGCGTCGGCGAGGTACAGGCGGACTTCGTATTTGACGACTCTTGGGAAGGCTATGGAAAAGTCATTGTCTTTACCAACTCCAATCCATGCGGGAGCGCACCGCCGCTGAAGTACGACGGCGAGGCTCTCGATGTCCCGGAACAGGCGCTTAGGGCTGGCAAGCTCTATGTGTCCGTCGTCGGCTTCGACGATAACGGGAAGCGGAAAACCACGCTGAAATGGGACATACAGCAAGCCATCACCGTACAGGAGTGCGGCGCAATGGGGAGCTGCGACCTCCTCCGCAATCTGGCACAGGGCAGCACAGGCAGCGTCTCTGACGACAATGTGGCTACCGATGAGGAGGTCGGCGATATGCTCGATGATGTTTTCGGGGAGGGCGGTTCCACCGATGAACCCAGCGAGTCCAATGGCACTGTGAGCGAGGATAATGTCGCCACGGATGAGGAAGTGGACGATATGCTGGATGACATCTTTGGTTCCGACTCTGATGACGAGCAGCCCGGTCAGTCCGGCAATGATGGACAGACCGAGACCCCGGAAACGCCGGAGACCTCTGAGACGCCGGGAACATCTTCTGGCGGCGAGGACACCAGCGAGGGCGGCAAGGAGCCGTCCACCTCCGAGGGCGATGACGGGAACAACACCGCTACCGACAAAGAGGTCGATGATATGCTGGACGACATCTTCGGCTCTTAACCCAGCACAGCGGCGGTCTATCCGCTGTGAATATATTTCATAAGGAGGATAATAGACATGGCAATCACCACCGACAAACTCGCAACCCTGAAACAGCTCAGAACTACCTCTGAGCGCATCGCCAAGGAACTGGCAAAGTACACCAAGACCGCCGACCTTGGTGCGCTGGCTCTCAAGAGCGAGGTCAGCTATGACGAGCTGGCTACCGCTCTGAAGAACCTCATCGACGGCAAGCTGAACGCTTCCGATGGCATGACCAAGGACGCCATCAGCACCGCCATCAGCAAGGCCGTCTCTGAGTCCGGCCACGCAACCTTCGAGAAGGCTGACGCCATCCCTGCTGCGGCTGACGCCAAGGAGAATGTCCTGTACCTGGTGATGAACGACACCACCAGCCACTACGACATCTACGCCAAGGTCGGCACCGAGGTCGTGCTGCTGGATGACACCACCGTGGACCTGAGCGGCTACGCCACTACTCAGGCTCTGAACGACGCCATCGCCAGCTTCATCTCTCTGACCGCTCTGAGCGTTGAGGCTACTGGCTCCGGCAACGCCGTCACCGCTGTCGAGTACGACAACAAGACTGGTAAGTTCACCTTCACCAAGGGCGCTACTTACCTGACCGCCGACGATGTGCCTATCGCCACCGACACCGAGGTCTCCAATATGCTGACCGAGGTCTTCGGCGCTGAGTCCACCGAGGGTTAAGGCGTAACAGGATGAGGCAGGGGCAGAAATGTCCCTGCCTCAATCTGCTCAAAGGAGGGCGAATATGGAAAAACTGAACTCTTTCGAGGGCCTTCGCCTCGCTGCGCTGAAGTCAAAAGGGTACACGTCGGAACAAATCGCCGCCCTTACCGAGACGCTGGAGGGTATCTTCGATGACATCAACAAGTCTCTGAGTACCTGCGAGGAACACGTCGAGTCAGCTCATGCCCCGGCGAGCGCAGAGGAGAACGTCATTGTCAGCATCAAACGCAACGGAACCGCTGTGGCTCCGAAGGACAAGGTGGTTGACATCTCTGTTCCCGTGAAAACCTCAGAGCTGGAGAACGACTCGAACTTCACGACCAAGACACAACTGAGCGAGGCGGTGAACGGTGCTGGACACCTGAAAGCCGTCATCGTGAGTTCCTTGCCATCGGCATCCAGTGCGGACCAGAACACCATCTACTTCGTGCAGAAGTCCGATGGTGAGTCCGGCAACCAGTACAGTGAGTACAAGCTGGTGAACGGGAACTTCGAGCTGATTGGCGAAGCGAAGACGGACCTCAGCGGCTACGTCAAACAGACCGATGTTGGGAAGGCGACCGACGAGCAAATCCAGAAAATCGTTGACAACGCAGTCGCCGAGAGCGAGACATACATTGGCTCTGGCAACCTTGCGCTGTTCTGGTCTCTGGTGAGACCGCTCATTACTTCCATCTCGATGGAGGAGATGAACGCAAGAGTGGAGCTGCTGGAGCTTGCCGTGTTCAACGGTGAGATTGATGGCAACCCGTTCTATGTCACCTTCGAGTCTCTCGACGGTGTGAGCGTACAGGGCGTGTGGAACCAGTCCAGCAAGCGCATTGAATACTAATCGAAAGGAGGCGATGCCCCATGAGTAAGAAACCACAGCAGACGGAGACCGCAAAGGGGCGTCGGACTCCATCTCCCGGAAAGGCGGTCCGACCGTACCGCAGCGACGGATATGTCAATGTCCTGAACAAGTACGGGACATCCCACGATAACTCTGAGGCGTACCGCTACGAGCGTGAGCCTCTCGTCCCGGATATGCAGCTCACGAGCCTCTACGAAGGCAACGGGCTGTTTTCCAAGATTATCGACACCCCGGCTGAGGAAGCGTTGAAACACGGCTACGAGCTGAACATCAACAACGACGAGCTGGATGTGTTCGTCGAGGACGCTCTGGACGAGCTGGAGTGGGAGGAGAAAGCAGCGACCGCTATCAAGTGGGCGAGGCTTTACGGCGGCGCAATCATCGTCATGCTCATCGACGACGGGCGAGGGCTGGAACAGCCTGTGGACTGGAAGGCCATCAAAAGCATCGACGAGCTTCGAGTATTCGAGAGAGCGGTGGTGCAGCCGGACTACGCCAGCCTGTATATGCAGGACTTCGGCGGAGAGGGCAAGGC